GCCCCCAGGTGGGGCCGAGGCCCCTCCTGCAGCGACTCGTGGTGCTTGTCCACGAGCGCTGCGATGGTGTGTTGCGGGGGCGGGATCTTCATGCCCGCTGGGCCCAGGGCGGAGCCGAGCCGGCTGCCGGGGCAGGGGCCGCGGCGGGTTGGGGTGCTGCTGCCTGAGGTGCCGATACGGAAGGCGCGGCGACTGCCGGTGCGGCGCCGCCGACTACGGCTTTGAAGCCCTTGACGTCGTTGCTGTCCCCGTACTGCTCCGACTTGCGGATTGAGACCTTGATTGACAAACGGCCGCCAACCAGCTGGTCAGTGTCCTGGACCACGCCCAGGCCAATGGCGCGCATGAGCTCGCCCAGTTGCTGGCGGCCGATCTCTTCCGCCTTGGGGTTCGGGTTGCTGACGTTCAGGTTCCCGTAGACCACGCGCCCGGCGTGGGTCGGGCCGGTGACGTCATAGCGCACGGCGATGTACTGGCCCGTGCCGGCCTTCGTGGTGCGCAGCTCGGCGCCCTTGATCTCGACGTCGTACCACCCCTCGGGGATGGGGTCATAGTTGCGGTCGGACTGGGGCAGCTCTGCTGCGGAAAACGCCTGCGGTAGTTGTGCCATGGTTAGAGCTCCTCGATGGAAAAGGACGGACGTCCCGGTTTGGTGGTGATAGCCCCAGACAGGGGCAGGGTGATGCTCGCGTCGGCCTGGCTCCAGGCCTTCACGTTGAGCTCCGGCTTCCAGCGGAAGAGGGAGCCCAGGTGCTCAGTCACGCCGTGCTCGGCCGCGATCTCCTGCAGGAGGTCGGCGTCGATGCGGCGGTTCAGGCGCTCGGTCACGCGGATCTTGTGCTTGGCGGTCGCCCGGGTGCCCTGGGCGTCGCCGTTGCCCGAGGCGTTGGCGAGGAGCTCGTGGAGCTCGTCCTCCAGGCCGCGGCGCTTGGCGACTGCCAGGGCCTCTTCTTCCTTCGCGCGCAACCATTCCGCGCACAGCTTGTCGATGTCGCTCATCGGGCGAACTCCTTCTCGGTCTCCTTGCGCACGATTACCATCATGCGCGCGATTTCAAATGACGTTTGTGCAATGCGGTACGCCGCATCCCGAGGGGCCATGGACCAGCTGTCGGGCTCTTCCCAATCAACCAGGGCCTGCATGGCCATGCCGGCGTAGTGAGCGCGCAGCTCCTCGTCGGTGGGCATCATTGCTTATCCTCCTTCCGCGGGTCGTCGCCGTTCGCGAAGCGGGTGTACCACGCAGCCTTCGCGAGGTCCTCCTCGGGCTTGCCTTTATATTGGTGCCGCCAGATGTACTTGAACGCGTTGACCTTGGCGTAGGTGCGCACGGCTTCCTCGCCGAAGACCTGGACCATCGCGTCGATGCACTCGATGCCCCCGGTCTTGTAGTGCTCCGGGCTGTTGACCGGGTCGGTGGCGCTAGTGTGCTTGATAGGCACGCGCTTGCTCTTGACGTTAACGGTCTCGTCGGCGCCCGCCTTCTTGGGCTCCGGTTTCTGCTTCTTGGCCTTTTCCTTCTCCCAGCGCTTTTTTTGCGCTGCGGAGCGATTCGCCGAAGCCCGTTCCTTCTTGGCCGCGGCCTGTCGCTCGGCGGTCAAGCGCGCCGAGTTTTGCTTCTGGCAATCACGGCACCAAGATTGAAGCCCGTCAGTGGACGAGCGGTGCTTGTTGTACTGGTCGGCGGGCTTGGTCTGCTCGCACCTCGTGCAAGCTTTTTCTTTGACCGCCGTCTCAGTCCCGTCGGGCAGGACGGTGAAAGGCATGTTGTCGAAACTCATGATGCACCTCCTTGGATCTTGCGGATGATGTGGCCCAAGTCAGCGGGCTCCCAGGGATCGAGGCGGCCGGAGCGATCCTTGGCCGTCCAGAGCCCATCGGACTGGCACTGCAGGGAACGCACGGTGTTGCCCTCGGCGTCCTTTTCGATGCGCAGGGGGAGCACCAGGTCGAAGAAGTAGGGCAGCTGCTGGCCAAGCTTGGCGCCGGGCATCGAGGGCGAATAGAGGATCCGGCCCATCTCATCCTGACTTTTTTCAAGTTTCGCCGTGAAGTACACAGACTTCCCAGGAAGATCCCTAAAGGCTCGTATGATCCCACCCATCACATCCTGGAGCGCGCCATAGGCTTGACGCGGGTCTTTTGCCGTGGCCTTCTCGTTCGCCAGGACCACCTCAGCGATCTCGCTGATGCTGTCCAGGGCGACGGATTGGAACTGATTGGCCTCGCTGGACTCGGTGAGCCACTGGTAGGCCTCCCGCAGCGTTTCTACGGAGTTGATCTCCACAAAAGGCAGGTTAGACCCCGAGATCGAGAGCAGGCCCGCCTCGGCGGACAGGATCACGGGGGCGGGGAGGGTTGGGATCAGTGACGTCTTGCCCGCCCCGGCTTGGCCGTAAACGAGCAGGCGCACCTGCTGCACGGCGACATCGCCGCTGGATTTCAGTTGGATAGCCATCGCTGGCTCCTCTCGTTATGCCCCAGGTGGCACCGCGCCGGTCGGGGATGCTTGCAAGGCTACTCGCGTTTGGATTAGGGTGTCAACCCACTTCGTCTCACTGAGGAGAAAACACGTTGAAGACAGAGGAGGCAATCCGCTGGTACGGCGGGGTAAAGCGCCTGGCCGACGCCCTCGGGGTGTGGCCGCAGGTGGTCTATAAGTGGGGAGAGCGGCCGCCCATGGCGCGGCAGTATGAGATCCAGGTGCGCACAAAGGGGGAGCTGCGGGCGGATGACGACCCAAAATCTAATGCTTGAGGCCGCGCTGCGCTACGCCAGCTGGGGCTGGCCTGTGCTGCCGCTGCAACCGAACTCAAAGATCCCGGCCACGGCGCACGGGGTGCATGACGCGACCACGGATCCGGAGCAGATCACCAAGTGGTGGGGGCGGGACCCGTCGATGAACATCGGCGTCGCCGCGGGCAAGGCCTCTGGGCTGATCGTCTTCGATGTCGACCCGCGGAACGGCGGCGAGGCAGGCTGGGACGCCTGGGTCGCGGCGAACGGCCCGCACCCGGACGGCTCGATGCAGCTGACCGCCGGGGGCGGCTACCACTTCCTGGGGCAATACACAGACGCCATGCGCAGCTGCAAGCTGGCCACGGGCGTAGACCTGCTGAGCGACGGGCGCTACTTCGTGGTCCACCCCTCGACGATCGACGGGCGGAGCTACGAGTGGGAGGGCAGCTGCGACCCGCACGACGGCGTCGGGCCCTTCCCCATACCCCAGCGCTGGCTCGACGCCTACCAGGGCCGGCGTACCGAGACCCAGCAGCGCACGCCGGACACGATCCTTCAGGGCGGCAGGAACGAGGGTCTGCTCAGCGCGGGCGGCACCATGCGCAACGCGGGCTTCTCCGAGGAGGAGATCCTCTCGGCGCTGCTGGTGATGAACGAGCGGCGCTGCGACCCGCCTCTGCCCGAGACCGAGGTGCGGCGGGTAGCCAAGAGCGCGTCACGCTACGAGCCGGCCAGGGACGTGGCCGGGGATATGGCCCGGGGCACGCAGGCGGCCGAGGCGCTCCTGCACCAGGAGCCCGAGAACGACTGGGCAGACTGGGGCGACGACATCGACCAGCAGCCCGCGCCCATACGCTGGCTCGTGCGCCCCTGGCTGCCCGACCGGGGCCTGGCCATGGTCCACGGCCCGAGCGGGGCGGGGAAGTCCTTCCTGGTCCTCGACTGGATGATGCACATCTGTACCGCCATGAAGGAATGGAACGGCGGGAAGGTGGGCGACGGGGATGTCGTCTTCCTGGCCGGCGAAGGCCACTACGGCCTGAGAGCTCGCCTCAGAGGCTGGAAGACCTACCACCGGCAGGACAGCAGCCGGATCCTGATCACCCAGCACGGCGTCGACATCAATACCCCCGCGGGTTTCAAGCGGGTGGTGGACACGATCCGGGCGAAGAATGCCAACCCGTCGGCCATCGTCCTCGACACCGTCAACCGGCACATGGCCGGCGACGAGAACAGCGCCCAGGACACCAAGGCCTTCATCGACGCGGCCAGCAAGCTGGTGGAGCTCTTTGGCTGCCTGGTGGTGCTCGTGCATCACACGGGCAACAGCGACGAGACCCAGCACCGAGCCCGCGGTAGCAGCGCCTGGCGGGCGGCCATGGACATCGAGATCAGCGTGACCCCAGGCAAGGGCGACCGCCCGGGCACGATCACGATGCGCAAGGCCAAGGACACGACCCTCGCGCAGCCCCTGCATATGAAGCTGACCCAGGTCACGGTGCCGGGCTGGTTCGACGACGAGGGCGAGCCGGTGACGACCGCCATCCCGTACATCACCGAAGGCGCGGCGGAGGAGGAGGGCGAGAGGGTCAACGGCAGGCCTGGTAATCGGGAGAGTAAATATGCGGAGTTTATTAAGGTCATGGAGCGGGGTTGGTATTGCAGCGATGCCATATATAAGGACGACCTGCCATATATAGACCGGGCCAAGTTAAAGCAGATGATGATCGACGACGGGCGCAAGGAGAGCACGGCGAGCAACGACCTCGTGCCGTCGCAGGGTAATCGTTTAATTGGGTTCTTAATTAATAGCGAGGCAATTAAAGCAACCGACGGCGGGTGGCTGATGTGCGACCCGGAGGTGGTCTCGCAGTGGAATTTGAAGACCGGAAGGTAGGCCATCACATTTGTGATTTGTGACGTTGGTATGTGATTTGTGACGCTGGCGAGGCACCATCACAAATCACAACACCCCCTTTATAGAAAAAAGGGGTTGTGATGTGTGATGTGTGACGAGCGTTGGAGGT